CAGGAAAACAATCGGCGTTTGGAACGGTAGTGACCCCAGGAGGTCCAGTTCCGTCATCAGCAACAATAGTGGCACCATTCCCACCGATACCTGGAACAAACAAAGGTCAGTTTGGTGTAAAGGTTGGTAAAGGAAAATTAATACCATAGGAGGTTAATATGGGAAAACAAGTAAAAGTATTGGAAACACTAATTCGTAAAGTTGTACGAGAAGAAATTAAGAAAGGTGTTAAAGAAGCAATACAAGAAGCAATAAATCCTAAGACAGACCATAAAAAAGTTATGAAACAAGGAATGAAGAATGTACAACCAGTACAAGAAAAAAGAGAATTTGTAAAAGACAATCCTATGTTAAATGACATTTTAAATGAGACTGCTCAAACACTTGGAAATACTACAGAGACTACAGAACAAGAAGTTTCTTTTACATCACAAGATGCTCCAGGATTTAATCGTTCTAATTTAGCAAGTATGATGGGGTATGAAGACTTTACACCACAAGGTCAGAGACAATCTGTGGCACAACAAACAGCACAGAGTATGGGTATGAGTATGGATGATTTACCTGATGCAGTTTCAAAAGCATTAACTAAAGACTATAGTGGATTAATGAAAAAAATAGACGAGAAGAAAAGTGGAAAAGAGGGGTTTAGACCATAATGGCTGAAGCACAATATCAACCAGAACCTGATATATTTATTGAACCAGATGATATACCACCAGCAACACCAGGTCCAGTAGCAGCTAAATTTGACCAAAATGTTGCAGTTGGTATTGATTTACCATTTGTACCAGATGGTCAAGGTCAGTTCAAAAGAAACTATTCTCAGATAAAACAAGCAAGAGCAAACTTGGTTAACTTGTTGTTAACGAGAAAAGGGGAGAGATTGAATCATCCCTCTTTTGGTTCTAATTTGTGGAATATTTTATTTGAACCAAATACCCCAGAAATACTGAAAGAAGATATTGAAGAGGTAATAATAAATGCAGTTGATTCCTGGTTACCATATATTTTGATTAAGGAGATAATTATTAGTGAGTCGCCAGATGATATTGATAGAAACATACTTAAAATAAACATTAAGTTTTCACTCAGAGATGACTTAGAAAATTTTGATGAAGTGTTTATATCTGTAAATGAGACATTTGGTCTTGTAAATTCTAATGGTGAAAATCAAACTTAGAGAGAAATTAAATGGCAGAGAATTTAAGTAAAGAAGTAAAATATTTAGGAAAAGATTTTGCATCACTAAGAGGAAATCTTATTGATTTTGCAAGAATATACTTTCCAAACTCATATAACGATTTTAACGAATCTTCACCTGGTATGATGTTTATTGAAATGGCAGCATATGTTGGTGATGTTCTAAATTATTACATTGATAATGCAGTTCGTGAGAATATGTTACTTCATGCTAAACAAAGAAAAAATGTATATGAAATAGCAGAATCACTTGGATACAAACCCAAGGTAACTTCCCCTGCAAAAGTAAAATTACAAGTTTATCAAACTGTTCCTGTAAA